CCGCCACCGTCTACTGGGTGGCGCGGGAGGAATGACTATGAAACAGTTTAAAAAGGCGCATTTGGCAATCACCACAGGTGACACGGGCGTCTATATCCAAGTCAAAGGTGATATGGATGGCCTTATTCTTGCCTGGGTGCTGCTGACAACGCATATTGCTAAAAAGGTGAAAATACCACTCCTGAAAATGTTCGCACTCTGTGAAGCCCTTCGCAGTGGTGTTGAGACCCTGCACCGCAGCGCTGAGACCTGTGAGATCGACCTTTCCGGATTACGTAAAGGAGATGCCCTATGATGCTGTACTGCGCTCGCTGCCAGGATGCTACCCTCTCCATTGATTTGAACGGCCACCCGGCCCATGTCTGCCCCCAGTGTGGCGCTGTCTATGCGCACCGATACGGTAAGATTTATTCCATGATTGCGGATCTTCACGGTGCCCAGAGCGTCAAGGATCTGCTTCATGCTATTGGCCCATGCAGAAAGGAAGCAACAGCCAGCGCATGAGCCTGTAAATATCCAGCCTTCTGCCGGGCGTTCCCGGCGCCCGCAACTCTCTTTTTGCCGGGCCGCCCCGAGCAGGTTAGCCGCGGGGCGTCCGGCAGAGGGCTGGAGCCCTTATTACGAAAGAAAGGAGGAGAACCCCCATGAATGAATACGCGAAGAAATCCATTTTGGAGATGGCCCGTGGCGGTTTTCTGGAGGTCACAGATCTCGAGATGACCAAGGCGATTGCGAACATTATGGATCCCAACACCTCTGCAACGGCCAAGCGCAAGATCACCGTTACTATTGAACTGAAAGCGGATGACAGCCGACAGAATATCGGCGTCAGCTATACGGTCAAATCCGCTCTGGCGCCCACAAACGCTGTGACCACCATGCTGTATGTGGCCGACGAGGAAAATGTTGTGGAGATGGTCCCGCAGATCCCCGGCCAGTTCGGAATTGCCGGAACCGAACAGGAAGCACCCCCGGCGCTCAAACTCGTTAAATTTGCCTGATGAGGAGACAACACCATGCTGAAAGAATTTATCGAACACATCCAGAAGACCACGCAGCCGCTCATTACTAATGTCAACGGCTCC